ACTACCCAGCAACGAAGGTTCTGAAGGACTCAAGACCCTAGTACAAGAACTTATTACCTGGAAACCAGATACTAAGAACCCAACAGACTGTGTTATGGCCCTATGGTTTGCTATTATCCGTATACGCGAGATGATGCAGCAAAGCAGTAACGCATCTAAGTGGATGCAAAACCGATGGACAACACAAGCACAAGCATCAAGACGACAAGCAATTAATTTAGACGAGGCCTTTGCAGAGCAATGGTCCACTACATACGGATAGGAAAATAATATGGCACTTACAGCAAAATCTAACAAGGTAGAAAAACTTATTCAAGACATAACAAACCGTTACCGCGTAACAGCACGTGAAGCACGTGACATTATTACAGCAGCGGGAACAGTTGTAAAGACAGATAATTCACCACAACAAGGAATGGGTTTCCGAGGAACTTCTAGGAAGACTGCAGTAAAAAACCTTAAGAAGCAAGTTGTAGAAACCGCAAAGGCTGCTGCAACAGGCAAAAAGGGTACTTCTTCAGACACAATGGGTTACCCAAAAAATTACAAGGGTATAACAGATAAGCGTCAATCTTCTGGTGGCACAATGGATTATCCATACGTAAAGGGTGCAAAGCGTAAGTAATAGCGCTATCGCACCAAGTTGGATGAGCAAAGCAAAAGAAATAATTAACTTTAATCGTTAGGATACCAATGGCTACAAGAACAAGAGTCTCAGGCGGAATTGCAGGCAATGGCGGAAAAAATGTAAACCCAGTTTATGCAATGGGAACTGGTGGTAACGCTGGTTTGGACGCAAAAGGTAATTTTCCTGTCAAACCCAAAAATAATAAGTCTTCAATTTTGCAAAAAATTAAAAAAGGTTTTGAAACAAAACCAAAATATTCTCAAGAATATTTACGCATTGAAGCAGAGATTGCTGCTGAATCTAAGAAGATTGCTGCTGAATCTAAGAAAAAAAATAAATAATTTTCCCTTTTAATCGTTAGGACAATAATGGCATTATCAATGGAACAGGTCGCGGCACGCGTCGAAGCGTTGCGCTACCGTAACCACGAACGAGATGCTCGTAACCTTAACGTACTTGCAGTCCGTAAGGGCCAGATTGCCTCAGTTTATCCTGAGTTCTTCCCAGAGGGCGTAGATGCCAACGTAGTAGCCAACTTTATTGATGTGGTAGCACGTGACCTTTCTGAGGTCATGGCTCCACTTCCAGCAATCAATTGCTCTGCTGCTAACTCTGTTAGCGACAAGGCTCGCACTTTTGCTGACAAGCGTACCCGTATTGCCTCTAACTACTTTGTCCACTCTGACCTATCGGTCCAGATGTACTCAGGTGCAGACTGGTATCTCACATATGGTTTTGTTCCGTTCATGATTGAATTGGACGAAGAAAGCAAGTTGCCGCGTATCCGCGTAGAAAATCCAATCGGGGCTTACCCAGAATTTGACCGCTACGGACGTTGTGTGGCATTTGCAAAACGCTACATGATGACCCTTGGAGAACTTGTTTCACAGTTCCCAGAGTATGAAACTCAAATCCTTGGCCGTGATGGATATAAGCAAGACCTGCATGCGCAGGTTGAAATGGTTCGTTATTACGACAAGGACCAATCTGTAATTTATTTACCTAAAAAAGGTAATTTAGTTTTATCTAGCGCATTGAATCCAATGGGCAAGATGATGGTTGTCGTGGCGCGTAAGCCGTCTATTGATGGCGAGATGCGTGGACAATTCGACGACGTATTAGGTATTCAACTTCTCCGCAACCGTTTCGCCCTATTGGCAATGGAAGCAGCAGAGAAGAGTGTTCAGGCACCAATCGTACTACCACAAGACGTTCAAGAACTCCAGTTGGGTGGAGATGCGGTTATCCGTACCTCCAACCCAGCGGGCGTTCGTCGTGTCGAATTAAACATTCCACAAGGCGCGTTCACAGAAGCACAACTCCTTAACCAGGAACTTCGCTCAGGTACTCGTTATCCAGAAGGACGTTCTGGTAACATTGATGCAAGCATCGTTACAGGTCAAGGCGTACAGGCACTTATGGGCGCCTTTGATACACAGGTCAAATCAGCACAGGCAATCTTTGCTGCTGCTCTACGCGATGTCGTTTCTCTCTGCTTTGAAATAGATGAGAAGATTTTCCCAATGGAAAAGACAATCCGTGGTGTTGACTCTGGTAGCCCATACGAGATTACCTACAAGCCAATCAAGGACATCAAGGGTGACTACTCTGCAGATGTCCGCTATGGCATGCTTGCTGGTCTTAACCCAGCACAGGGACTTATTTTTATGCTTCAGGCTCTTGGTGGAGGACTTATCTCCAAGGATATGGCAATGCGTGAACTTCCATTCACCGTTAACGTAACCCAAGAACTTGAAAAGATTGAAATCGAAAACATGCGTTCATCACTGCTTAGTGGTATTACTGCAATGGCTCAGGGTATTCCGCAGATGGCTACACAAGGTGGAGACCCAGCATCTATCGTAACTAAGATTGCGGGAGTAATTTCTGCACGTCAAAAGGGTCAAACCCTTGAAGAGGCTATTGCCAACGTGTTTGCTCCTCAGCAACCAGTTCCTCCTGCTGGTGCTGCAACTTCTCCTGTTGAGCAGCCGTCCCCTGTTCCAGGCGCGGCTCCAGTGGGAGGTTCTCCTCAAGGTTTAGCAGCGCCTACACCTCCACCAGATTTACAAACAATTTTATCCACACTCAGTGGTAATGGCAAGGCTTCGGGACGAGTAACACTTAAGGGATAGCAATGACAACTCTAGTAGCGATACAAGGTGACGGTTGGTCGGTATTAGGATGCGATTCAAGACTCAGCGATGAGCATGGACGTTTTCAAATTGCAAAGACACCAAAAATAGTAGAAAACAACGGCGTTCTTATTGCTGGTTGTGGCTCCTCGCGTGCAAGCAATATTCTGCACTATGGGTATGTACAACCAAAGCCAACGATTAAAGAAAACTTAAATACCTACATGACGATGAAGTTCATTCCGCAAATGCGTAAGAACTTTGTAGATGCAGGCATTGACATGAAAGAGGACGGCGATGTCGCACTTATTGACGGGGGTTTCCTCATATCGGTTAAGGGACAGGTTTTTTCGGTTTCTGAGGATTATTCTTGGGATACCGATGTTCGTAACGTATATGTTATGGGTAGCGGTGGAGATGTTGCCCTCGGTGCATTGGCAGCGCTGGGTGTGGAAAAAGTAAAGACTATTAATCAAGCAGAGATAATGATTCGTAAGGCAATTGCTATTGCAATTCAATATGACAATATGTGCTCTGAGCCAATTCATACATTTAAACAATACGCATAGGAGTAAACATGGGTGGACAAGGAAGCGGTGGCGCTAATGGCGGACCACAGTACAATCCAGCGAATGTTTCTGGTACTGGCGGAGCAGGACAAAGCGGCAACTATACTGGGTTTGGCTACGGCAAGAATCAAGAAGTAAACAACCAACGTATTCAAGGCAATCAAGCGATGGCATCTGCTCAGTCAGCAACACCATCTGCACCAACAGAACCTTATCAAGGTATCAACATGCCTCAACTTGGAACACTTACAGACCCAACAACCCGCCCAAATGAACCTATCACAGCAGGTGTTGACTTCGGCCCAGGGCCAGGAAGTGAAGCGCTTCCACAGGGTTTCATGAATAATACTCGTATTGACGAGAATGCAAAGATTGTTGCACAATACCTACCAGACTTGGCGCATGCCGCAAAGTCACCAGATGCCCCAGATTCATTTAAGAACTTTGTGAACTATCTTATCCAGAACAGTCAGAGCGCAGCACGAAATGGCTGATATCACATGGATGCCTGGAAGTCTTTTTGACAACATTGATAAGTTTGCTAATTCACTTGGGTATCAAAACTCAGGTATTGCAATTCAACTTGCTATGATGTCTTGGAAGTCACCAGAAGAACGTGATGCTTTTATTACTAGCATTACTGGTGAAGACCCAAAGGGCGGGACTGAAAAAAATTATATTAAACAAAACTTCTAGGGGGTAGGCATGGCAATATTCAATTCATTCCTATCTACTCTTGGCGCTGGATTAAAAACTGTTACGGGTGGCGGAGACTACCTTAGTGAAGAAGAAAGAAAGAAGCAAGAGGCACTTAATTTAACTATTAAGGATGCTATTGCAACTACAGATAAAATAACATCTGCTATACCTGGAAACAAGGTTGCCAAGGCTGCAGCAAAGGTTACTGGAGATTTCCTTCTTGGAACAGCAAAGATGTTCAATGATAAAATTTACTCTCCTTTAATTTCTCGACCTATCTCTACTCTTGGTCTTCTAACAGATACAAGTTCACCCCTTTACAAAAAGGGTCAGTATGAAGAAGGTTTTCAATTTTCTGATATTCAAGCAGCATATGACCGTTCTGCTAAAGTATCAGCAATGCAGGCTCTCACCAAGTCTAGCCTAGTACCATTGATTCCACAGGCAGTTCTTTCTTACGGAAAGATTAACCTTGACGATGTAAATCTCTGGAATGATGAAAGCATTAAAAAGAACTTTGTTGATAATGCTGTGGGCCGCTGGTTCACTGGTGTAGGAGACTTTGTTATTGGCAACAAGGGTATTGGTGTTGCTGGCAAAATCTCTAAGGCTGGTGCAATCAAGGTTGGAAAGCCCCTAGGTCTATATACTAAGGGCAAGACAGTTGACCAACTGGCAGCAGATATGGAAACTGGCATTCTTCACGGTTCTACAAATGGTGCTCAGGGTACACAGACGGTTGCTGGAAGCCATGTTCTTCTACTTGCTGGCACAAAGGACTGGGGAGTTATTGAGGACCTAGTTGGTAAGTATAGTACAAATGAAAGATTGATTCCAATCATTCATGATGCAACTGATGCTAATGTTGTTAAAGATTTGATTCTTGCTGATAAGGGAAATCCTCAGGCAATGGAGCGTCTTGCTAATACAGCAGCCGATAAGTTATTTGATATGAGCAACGTTAAGGCTCAGATTCAAAATAAGGTTATTGAAACAGGTCAACCATACCTGCCAGGACCAGTCTCTGCTGCACGCCTGCAAAAAGCATTCGATGCGGCAATTGATAATAACCCACAGTTTAAAAGAATCAAAGATGCATTCTTTGATGAGAACTACAACCCAATTGTTGGCGGAAAAGACTTCATGCCCCTGGAGCCAACCATTGGCACAAGTACATTTATCAAGGGCCAAGAGACACTTCGTAATGTAAAGTCAGCAATTCGCAACCGCGAATACGATGCTTTTGCTCCTAAAGCAGGAACCGCAAGAGCAGCATTCGCAGAAACTACAATTGGCGAAACACTTGGTGGACTTGTAATGAGAGGCGTGCGACTTGTTGGTCGTGGCACAGAGGCGCTACCTACAGGATTCGTATCCTTCTCTGGTATGCGCCCATTACAGGCTCGTGTAGAACTTAAGGGATTTCTTAATAACTTAGAGTTTCTAAGAGATGGTTCAAAGAACATTGAGACAGCACCTGGGGTATTCGAAAAGACAAGTGTAGTGCGCCAACGCCTAGAAGAAGAGTATCTTAAGACTCTTGGACAGAGTCCTATTTTGCAGATTAATGCATTAAAGTCAATCGATACCCAAATCGGTAATATGCTTGCTTTTAAAGTTGGAATGTATAACCAAAAAGAAATCGATTCTTATATTTCAAGATTCCAAATGAATACCAGCAAAGGTATTGAATCTGCAAAGAACAATGGATTTGGCATTGGTCACGATGGTAATGTTACATTAGTAGACCCACAGACTGTACGTCATATTGCTGAATCATATCGATTTACACCATGGGACGATATTGAACGTCAGTTAAACATTGAGACTGCTAAAGGTGTAAAGGGAAAAATTAAGTCAGGTCAACGCCTTCGTAAAGATGTTTTTCAGGACCTAAACAGCCTTTGGTCATACGACGTACTTGCACGTCCATCATATGCTTTTAAGCAGTCCCTATTTGAACCTATCATTAGTGCTGGTTTATCACAAGGTATCCACTTTGTTTACAACGATATCATTCGTGGTGGTTTATCCATGACAGCAAAGAATACTTACAATTGGGCTAATGATGTACTCAGAAGAAGAGTAACAAATCGCTCTGAATATAAGGCAGTTGCAGACAATGTAAATGACAAGTCTAAGGCTTTAGAGTTTGCCATTCGTGCAAAAATGACAGCCCAAACATCAGTAGAAGAGTTGCTAACTACTGCATCCCCAGCAACTAAAGCACAGCACCTTACTGCAGCCCAAAAAGAATTAAAGGCTGCTTCAAAGATTGTTGATGGCATTGAACTAGAACTACGCGATGCAATGGTTCCATACGGTGGAATTGAAGCGGTGCCTAGCATGGCTACTCTTGAGCGTCGCTTGGCATATCTTGAATCACAGCCTGGTGTTGCCAACATTTCAGATATAGCAGATGCTAAAGCGGCAATTAAAAATTACAAAGATACTATTGGTAAACTAGCAACCAATAAGCAAGTTATTATGGATGCTGACAAGGCTGTTGAAAATGCCTATGCCAAGATTGATGCTGCGGTAAAAGAACTTGGCGAAGCCAGAGTAAAGCAAGCAGATGTATTTGGCAAAAGCGCAGAATTTAAGAAGCGCTACTATTCAAAAGAAAAACATACTTTTATTATTAAAGGTCAGCAAGTATCTGTCGATTCTTTCGTACAAGAACAGTCTGCAGGACAGAGCAATTACTTTACTTCTGCTGTGCGCGAAGAAACAAAGAATGGCCGTACAAATACTCTTACCTTCTTGGGTGAATTAGCAACTGGCCAAACTGCTGCAATGATAAAGCGCAAAGCGCCACTTGCAAGAATTGGCATCACTGACCCAACCTATTTTGAAGAACTTGCCCATATCGCAAATCGCCAATATCGTGGCGATGAACTCATGGACTTAATCTTTGCTGAAACATCTATGGCTGACCTGAATGCTTGGTCTAAGACTAATGCTGGTAAGGGAT